CACCAGCAATTAATCAATTATATTCTCCAATGTTAGGTACAGGACCAGGTGGTTTAGGAGGTGTTCCAGCAGCAGGTGTTTATGGTTTAGGATATGGTTATACAAATTATATGATGATGCCAACTAGTTTTACTATGCAGAATATAAATGCTATTGAAATGCAAAATACAGTAACACTATCTAATTATACTTTTGAATTAGTAAATAATATTATAAGTGTATTCCCAGTTCCTGGAACAGGTTTAGTTGATGGATTTGATAGTGAACTTGATGGATTTTTAGGTCATTATTTAGTATTTGAATGTATTAAAATAGAAGACAGAATTAATGCTGCTTTTGCTAATGGAGACAATTTAATTACAAATACTTCAAATGTACCTTATGTTAATCCTGTATATACTCAAATAAATTCAATAGGTAGAAGTTGGATTTTTGAATATACTTTAGCATTAGCTAAAGAAATGTTAGGATATGTTAGAGGAAAATATTCTACTATTCCAATACCTGGGGGTGATGTAACTTTAAATCAACAAGACTTATTATCATCATCTCAAGCAGCTAAAGATGCTTTAATTTTAAGATTAAGAGAATATTTTGATCAAACCTCACGTCAAGCATTACTTGAAAGAAGAGCAGCAGAATCAGTAGCTCGTGTTGCTGAAATTAACAATGTACCAATGACAATTTTTATAGGATAATATGGCATTATATGGCGAAAGTCGCGACATTTCATTTTTTAGAAATATTAATCGTGAATTAATGGGGAATATTGTTTCTCAAGAGATAATATATTACAAATACAATATTACAACTACTAAAACAAACATGTATGGTGAATCAGTTGAAGGTAGAAACTTTGCTGATCCTGTTATATTATTTTCTCGTATAGAAGTAGGTCCTCAAGAAGCACCAGTAAGTGATTTAGGAGTTGATTTTACTTGGACTATGACATTTTACTTTTTACGTGATGATTTATTAAATAAATTTCCTGATTTTAACACAGGTAGTTTATATGGTGCTAATTTACATCCTGAAGTAGGAGATGTAATAGCATATCAAAATGGTTATTGGGAAGTAGATAATACAAATGCTACTCAATTTTTTATGGGTAAAGATCCACAATATCCTTATTATGACGGATACGGACAAAATCCATTAAACCCAGGATTAGAAAATTTTGGATACAATGTTGAAGTAAGATGTGATTGTCATTACGTTCCCTCAGATAGATTGAATATTATTAAATCAAGAATGTAATGGCTAAAACTAGAAAACCAATACCACCAACCCAAAGAGAACTTAGTGTTCAACAACATAAATCTTTTGATAAAGAAGTAGGAAATCCTAATTATGCTGTTGAAACTGGAAGAACTAATAGATCATTAAATGTATCATTTAAAGGTGATAATACAAAACCATTTTCAATAGGCATTAAAGATATTGATGAATCAATATTTTATTATTTTCAAAATGTAATTAAACCTACTGTAATACAAAATGGACAACGATTACCAGTTCCTGTAATATATGCTTCTCCTGAGAAAATGAAATCATATCAAAAGGATGGTTATTATAGAGATCAATTAGGTAAAATACAAGCACCTTTAATAGCTTTTAAACGCGAATCTATAGATAAAAATAGAACTATTGCTAATAAATTAGATGCTAATAATCCTAATAATTTTGGTGTATTTACTAAAAAATATAATCCAAAAAACGCATATGACAATTTTAATGTATTAAATAATAGGATTCCTGTTAAAACACATTACGCAGTAGTAATGCCTGACTATTTAACAGTAACATATTCATGTACTGTATTTACTTATTATGTAGAACAATTAAATAAAATTGTAGAAGCAATTGAATACGCTTCTGATGCTTATTGGGGTGATCCTCAATTATTTCAATTTAGAGCAATGATTGATTCTTTTAGTTTTCAAACTGAATTAAATGTAAATGATGAAAGAATGGTACGTAGTACATTTACTGTAAAATTAAATGGATACATCATTCCTGATGTATTACAAAGAGATTTAAATACTGTTATAAAATATAACGATAAAGCAAAAATCATATTCTCTGTAGAAGCAACTAACAATACAGGTATATTTGAAGGTGCTATTGAAGGTAATAGAATTATTACAACAGATCCTGTTCGTCTTAAAGATCGTGCTACATTTATTAATGGTCAAGAAGGTGGAGACGTAATTGGAGATATAAGTAGCACAGAAGCTAAAAACAGATCAACTACAATTGGGTAATTTTTAATATTTATATTAAATGGCAAAAATTAGATTTTTAGATCAGGTACCAATAGGTGTTTTTCAAACCCCCAATAATGGTGGTAGTGGTACTATTGATATATATCAAAATGGAACGCTAGTAAGTTCTAGTGTTCCTGTAATTAATTTTAGTGGATCTGTTCAATTATCCACTTTTACATCATCTAGTATTACTGGAATAACAGTTTATGTAACATCTTCTGGAGGATCAGGAACAGGTTTTCCATTTTCTGGTTCAGCCGTAATTACAGGTTCATTAATAATTTCTGGTTCAAATCCTTTTGTAGTAATTGGGTTAAGTCAATCTTCAAATCCAAATTCTTTTGTAACTTATAACTCGGGTTCAGGAACATTTACTTATACTCCTATAAGTTATATACAAGGTACTTCTGGTACTAGCGGTACTTCTGGAAATTCAGGTTCTTCAGGAACATCTGGTTCTTCAGGAACTAGCGGTAGTTCGGGTTCAAGTGGAACTTCCGGTTTATCAGGATCATCTGGAACATCTGGTTCAAGCGGTTCATCAGGAACAAGCGGCAACTCTGGTTCTTCAGGAACATCAGGTTCAAGTGGAACTAGCGGAAGCTCAGGAACATCAGGTTCAAGCGGTTCATCAGGAACTAACGGAAGTTCAGGTTCTTCAGGAACATCAGGTTCAAGTGGAACTAGCGGCAGCTCAGGAACTAGTGGAATAAATGGTAGCTCAGGTAGTTCAGGAACATCTGGTTCAAGTGGAACATCTGGTTCAAGCGGTTCATCAGGAACAAGTGGTAGCTCAGGTTCTTCAGGAACATCAGGTTCTTCAGGAACTAGCGGCAACTCAGGTTCATCAGGAACAAGCGGCAACTCTGGTTCTTCAGGAACAAGCGGCAACTCTGGTTCATCTGGAACATCTGGTTCAAGTGGAACTAGTGGTTCATCAGGTTCAAGTGGTTCAAATGGTTCATCAGGATCATCAGGTACTTCAGGTTCATCTGGAACTTCAGGTAGTAGTGGTATATCCGGTTCAAGTGGTTCATCAGGTACTTCTGGCAACTCAGGTAGCTCAGGTACTTCAGGTATAAGTGGTTCTTCAGGAACTAGTGGTTCATCAGGTACATCAGGTTCAAGCGGAACTTCAGGCTTAAGCGGAAGTTCAGGAACAAGCGGCAACTCAGGTTCATCAGGAACAAGCGGTTTAAATGGTTCATCAGGTACTTCAGGATCTAGTGGTATTTCTGGTTCTTCAGGAACCTCAGGTTCATCTGGTAGTTCGGGAACAAATGGTTCTTCAGGAACATCAGGTTTATCAGGTTCAAGTGGTACTAGTGGTTCATCAGGAACAAGCGGTTTAAATGGTTCATCAGGTACTTCAGGATCTAGTGGAATAAGTGGTTCATCTGGAACTTCAGGTAGCAGTGGTTCTTCAGGTAGCTCAGGTACTTCTGGTTCAAGCGGTTCATCAGGAATAAGCGGTAGCTCAGGTACATCTGGTTCATCAGGAACAAGCGGTTTAAATGGTTCATCAGGTACTTCAGGATCTTCAGGAACAAGCGGCAACTCTGGTTCATCTGGAACATCTGGTTCAAGTGGTACTAACGGTTCTTCAGGTTCTTCAGGTACATCAGGTAACAGTGGTTCTTCAGGAACTTCTGGATCTAGTGGAACAAGCGGTTCATCTGGAACTTCAGGTGATAGTGGATCTAGTGGTACTAGTGGTTTATCAGGTTCTTCAGGTACATCAGGTTCATCTGGTACTTCAGGTTCATCTGGATCTAGTGGAACAAGCGGTTCATCAGGAAATAGTGGTAGTAGTGGAACATCAGGAAATTCTGGTTCATCTGGAACTAGTGGAATTTCAGGTTCAAGCGGAACCTCAGGTTCTAGTGGAACAAGTGGAAGTTCAGGTTCATCAGGAATATCAGGTTCATCAGGCAGTTCTGGAACAAGCGGTTCATCAGGTAGTTCAGGAATTTCAGGTTCAAGCGGAACCTCAGGTTCATCAGGATCTAGTGGAACAAGTGGTTCATCAGGAACTAATGGTAGTAGTGGAACATCAGGTAGTTCTGGAACAAGCGGTTCATCAGGAACAAGTGGTTCTTCTGGTTCTTCAGGAACATCAGGATTAAGTGGTTCTAGTGGAACATCAGGTTCTTCAGGAACAAGCGGTTCAAGTGGTTCTTCTGGTACTAGTGGTTCATCAGGTACTTCAGGTTTAAATGGGTCTTCAGGTAGTTCAGGTACATCTGGTTCATCAGGATCTTCAGGATCAAGTGGTACCTCAGGTATAAGCGGTAGTTCAGGAACCTCAGGTTCATCAGGAACAAGCGGTTCAAGTGGTTCATCAGGAATAAGTGGTTCTTCAGGTACATCTGGTTCAAGTGGGTCTTCAGGTTCATCAGGAACAAGTGGTACAAATGGTAGTTCAGGAACTTCTGGCTCAAGTGGTACTAGCGGCTCATCAGGAACAAGCGGTTTAAATGGTTCATCAGGTACTTCAGGATCTTCAGGATCAAGTGGTACTTCAGGTATAAGTGGTTCATCAGGTACATCAGGTTCATCTGGTACTAGTGGTAGTTCAGGAACCTCAGGTTCATCAGGAACTTCAGGTTCAAGTGGTTCATCAGGAACAAGCGGCAGCTCAGGTTCTTCAGGAACTAGCGGCAGCTCAGGTTCTTCAGGTTCAAGTGGAACAAGCGGTTCTTCAGGTAGTTCAGGAACTTCAGGTTCATCCGGTTCTTCAGGTACAGGTGGTTCATCAGGAACATCAGGCTCATCAGGTTCATCTGGTACTTCGGGAACTAATGGTAGCTCAGGTTCAAGCGGAACATCAGGCTCATCAGGCTCATCAGGTACTTCAGGTTCAAGTGGTTCATCTGGAATAAGTGGTTCTTCAGGTACATCTGGTTCAAGTGGAACAAGCGGTAGTTCAGGTAGCTCAGGTACTTCTGGTTCATCTGGTACTTCGGGAACTAATGGTAGCTCAGGTTCATCAGGAACCTCAGGTTCATCAGGTTCTTCAGGAACAAGTGGCAGCTCAGGTTCAAGCGGAACATCTGGTTCAAGTGGTACTTCAGGTTCAAGCGGAACATCAGGTTCATCTGGTACTTCAGGAACTAACGGAAGTTCAGGTTCATCAGGAACAAGCGGTTCAAGTGGTTCATCAGGAACATCAGGTTCTTCAGGTACATCTGGTTCATCCGGTTCATCAGGTACAGGTGGTTCATCAGGTACATCTGGTTCAAGTGGAACTAGTGGTTCAAATGGAACAAGCGGCAGCTCAGGTTCTTCAGGAACATCAGGAGCAAATGGTAGTTCAGGTACATCAGGATTATCAGGTTCTATTGGCAATGATGGTTCAAATAGCGGTAGATGGTATTATAACAGCTTAGTACAAGCTTCCGACGATCCAGATCCAAATAATTTTATTACAGATACTGGTACACTTGCATCTATCCAATATATTTCTATATCAGTATTTGATAAAAACGGAACAGATTATACTAACTGGCTTGATAGTTTAGATGTTTTAGATAATACTAGTCATAATATATATTTACAGATATGTGAATTAGGTAATGACTCTGTACTTGGATTATATGAAGTCGTATCAGTTTCTCCCCTTGCTAGTTATTATGATATACAAGTAACTAATTTAGTTGGCAATGGGAGTTTAACAAATGATGTTGTTTACACTATTTCTTTTGTTTCTAATGGTAAAAATGGTCCATTATACAATCAATCGGTAGCTAATCAAGGGGGAGGTTTCGCAACTGATACTTATTTAACGGGTTCAAATATAACTATTGATAAATTACAAGTGGGTACAAGATATAAAGTTGTATTTGATGTTTCTAAAACGGCTGCTGGTGTTAGTACTCCGATTATTCAAGTAAGATTTGGAACAAATGGAAATATTTCTGACGCATCTCTTTTATCATTTACTTTTAATCCTCAAACGGCAGCGATAGATATTGGTAGATGGGAATTAAATGTTACATTCCGTACAATAGGAGGAGGTACAAGTGCGGTTATTCAAGGTGTAGCGGGTGTTTATCACTCACTATCAACAACGGGTTTACAAAATGTACCAACTAAAGTAGTTATTACGACATCGGGCGGATTTAACAGTAATCCACCTAACTCAATTATTGGTGTTAGTGTAAATGGTGGTACTTTAGCAGTTTGGACAGTTTCTTTAGTACAAGCACAATTAGAAAATTTAACATAATTTGATATATAGAAAAAATAAATTAATTTTGTATAATGAATAAACCATTATTTTCAAGATAGAGTAGGAAATCTACAGTAAAATTTGGATATTTAAGAAAAGGTTATTATATTCGGTCTAATCTATATGATAAATATAACTTACGATCGAAATCAAAATAAAACTAAAGTTGAAGTAAGTAAATTTAATGTTATTAAACAACATTTACCTTTAAAGGTACAATTTAAAAACATTATTACAGATGAAATTCATTATGAAGCTGAATTAAATGACTATTATTGGGTTGAGTGGTGTGGTTCTGAATTAATTACTGATGTTTTATTTTATTCATCAAATGGAACTTTATTATATGAATATAAATGGGATGTAACAATTCATGGTGATGAAATTGAAAAAATGTTATGGTTTTATTTAAAATCTAAAAAAATTCAAGGAATAAAATCTAATGGATTAGTAATTGGTTCACACGATGGGAGAAACGGACATTGGATTTACCCAGTAAAACACAAATTAACAGATGCTACTTTAGTAGATGGTAGTGATAAACAATATATTGAATTAAAACAAAATTATAAAGATAATTCTAACATAGAAACATTAAATACTATTGTAACTACAGATGGTTCTGATGTTGAATGGTACCAAGGAGGAGAAGGTTATACAGATACTATTGTTCCATCAGTTATTAATAGTTGGTTAAATACTTCAGAAATTGTAAAAAGTTATAGAAAAAGTATATCAATCAATGATTTAATGAAAGATAAAAACTATGATTGGTTACATCTAGATGTTGAAGGAATTGATGGTGATTTAGTTTTAGCACTAGAACATAAACCCAATGTTATTATTTATGAAAGTATGAATTTAAATCAAATTATGAAAGCTAAACTTAATTTATGGTTTATAAAAAATTTATACGAAACAATAGAATGTAACGGAAATACTATTGCTATAAAAAAGGAATTTAATTTAGATTCTTTAAACCCTAAAATATTATAAATAAAATAAATATGGCTCATAAAGAACAAGTAAATTACATAAATAGGGTTAAAGATAAATTCCCTATGTTTTTTCAAAACCAAAAAGTTTTAGGTATAGGTACCTTCAATGTTTGTGGTACTGAAAATGAATTTTTTAGTGATTGTAATTATCAAGGATTAGATTTAGGTCCAGGACCTGGAGTAGATATTGTATGTCCTGCTCAAGATTATGATGCACCTGATAATTCATATGATGTTATTATTTCATGTGAATGTTTTGAACATAATCCTTTTTATAAAGAAACAATCCAAAATACTTATAGAATATTAAAACCAGGAGGTATGTTCTTATTTACCTGTGCTACAACCGGTAGACCAATTCATGGGACAATTTCTTTAGAAGAAGAAAGTAAAAAGAAATGGACAAATTGGAAAACAATGCCTAATGTTGTAAAGGAAAATTGGGATAACAATTACTATAAAAATCTTACTGAAGAAGATATTAGAGAATGTATTGATATTGATAGTTCATTTAGTAAATATGAATTTGAAGTAGAAACAAACCATTGTGATTTATTTTTCTGGGGATTAAAAAAATAATATAATGAAAAAAATAGCTTTAATAAGTAGTTTTTGTGATAATAAAGAAAAAATAAATTTATTATATGATAATGTTTTTATTTTAAAGGAATTAGGAATTGATGTAATAATATTTACTCCTTTTATATTAACAGAGGAAATTAATAAAATAGCCGATTATATTTTAATATCAAAAGAAAACCCAATATTAGATTGGCCTGAAAAAGCTTTAACCCAATGGACTAGCATAAAAACAAATGATAACTATTTTAATATGTCGGTTACTACTATTGACTATGGGTTTGCTGCTTTAAATCAAATAAAAAGAATGGCAGACTTAGCTTTATCTATGGATTATGATTTATTTTTTCCTATGATTTATGATATTAACATAAACGAATATGTAAAATCAATATTAAAAAATAATAAAAAAAATAGTTTTTTTCCTTCTATAAGAGACAGCCATGTATGGTCAATAGGATTACATTTAATATCTTTAGATAGAGAACATTTAACTAGATTTAAAAATTTAATTACTAAAGAAAGTTATTTAAAAGATCTTGAAGGAGATGCTTTTACTTGGACATACAAAGCTATAGATTTTGTTCCTGGAGTTCTTGAAAAAGAACCGGTTGAAGATTTAATTTACTATTTTAAAGATATTAATTTTTTTAATTTTTCTATTATAGAAGAAATAAAATGTTTTATACATAAAGTAGAAAACCAAGATATAAAATTTATTTTTTATGATTTTAATGAAATAAAAACTTTTATAATAAAAACTGAAGATTTTACTCAAGAATATAATGTTAAGGAATGGGAAGAAATTAAACTTCCCTATAAAGAATATATTTCTTTTATCGTAATTTATGAAGAAAAAGAATATGATTTTACTAGTATAATAAATAAAATAAAACATAATATATTTACAAAAACAGTAATATGATTAAACCAAAGTTATATATTCATGGTTCTTATATAGGAAATACTGGTTATAATCAACATACTAGAGATTTCTT